ATACAAGAAATGAAGATAGTGTAAGACCATTAGGCGAGTGGCCAGTATTAGGATCTTAACATGGCTTTTCTTATAGGTGGAGCAAATTCAGCAGCAGATACAGGATACGAAGTAGCCAACTCATGTAGGTTTAATGATGGTGATAGTGCTTCTATGCTTAAAGCGGCATCAACAGGAGATAGACGACAAGTTACAATATCAGCTTGGGTAAAAAGAGGAGTTTTAGGAACAGAACAGCAAATATGGGCTTTTAGACGAACTTCAAGTTATGTTTTTGGTATTTTTTTTAATGGTTCAAATGATAAAATAGAAATTACTGATTATCAACCAAGTGCATATACTATGAGACTTATTACAACTGCACAATACCGAGACTGCGCCGCCTGGTACCATATCTGTTTAGCAGTAGATACTGAACAAGGAACTGCGGCAAACAGAGCAAAATTATATGTAAATGGAGTTCAAGTCACAGCATTTGATACAGAATCTTATCCATCACAAAATACAGATTTATATGTCAATGTAGATGGATATAATCATTATATAGGAACTGAACAATCAGGAAGATATGCAGATATGTATATGGCTGAAGTTGTGTTTATTGATGGAACTCAAAATGCTGTAACTTCATTTGGGGAATTTAATTCTGACAGCCCGACCATATGGCAGCCAATAGATGTTTCAGGATTAACATTTGGTACGAATGGTTTTTATTTAGATTTTGAAGATAGTGCTAATCTTGGCAACGATGCTAATGGTGGGACAGATTTTACAGAATCTAATCTAGCCGCAACAGATCAAAGCATAGATTCGCCTACGAATAATTTTTGCACTTTAAATCCTCTTCTTAAAGGTAGTTATATAACTTTATCAGAGGGAAATCTTGTCGAGACAGGAAACACAGCTACTGATGCAGGAAATGTTGCTTGTACTTTTCCTATGCCAGGTGGAGGCAAATGGTATTTTGAACTTAAAATTACAGCTGTATCAGGAAGTTATCCTAAAATAGCAGTCTTTCATGATTTTGAAAGTGTGCCACAAGGAACTTATAATGGTGGTTCAGGTGGAAGTAATATGCACCCATCAGGTGCTAGTGGTAATGCAGTTTCAACTACAGTTCAGTATGGTTCAACAACATTAGAAAACCCAACTTCAAATTTAACTATTACTGCTCCAGCAAACGGAGATACAATTCAGTTTGCTTTAGATATGGATAATGGAGCCATATATGTTGGAGTAAATGGTACCTTTTTGAATAGTGGAGATCCAACTTCAGGTGCATCAAAAACAGGAAAAGTTGCAGATTTAACTGTAACAAATCAAATTATGCCTATGGTTTCTGACTATAATGGTGGTGCAACATCTTGGAATTTTGGTTCACCAAATCATAGCATATCATCAGGTAACGCAGATGATAATGGTTATGGTAATTTTGAGTATGATGTACCAACTGGGTATTTTGCTCTATGCTCAAAAAATTTAGGAAGTGATGGAGGTTAAATGGCAACTTATGTAGCAGAAGCTCTGAATGATCCAAGTAAATTTTTTAAAGTTCAGCTTTATACTGGAAGTGGTGGAACACAATCTATTACTTTTGATGATACCGATACGGATATGCAACCTGATTTAATCTGGATTAAGAGTAGAGCTGACACAAATCCACACACAGTAGTTGATGCAGTTAGAGGAGCAACAAAAGTTATATGGACAAATGTTACTTCTGGTGAAGGAACTTTTACAGATGAAGTAACAGCTTTTGACAGCGATGGATTTAGTTTAGGTGCTTCAAGTAATGCTTATGCGAATGAAAGCAGTGAAACTCATGTAGCTTGGTGCTGGAAAGAATCTGCTGATGCTGGGTTTGATATAGTTGATTATGATGGAGATGGAGGTACTAGAACAGTATCGCATTCACTTTCAGCAGTTCCTCATGTAATTATTACAAAAGTTTATGAACGAAATGGAGAGAATTGGGCAGTATATCATCATAAAAATACATCAGCACCAGAAACAGATTATTTACTTTTAAATAATACTAATGCAACAGCAGATCAAACTAACTATTGGAATGATACTGCACCAACTTCAAGTGTTTTTACAGTTGGTGGACAAAATGATACAAATGCTAGTGGACAAGATGTAATTGGATATTTATGGACAGCTAAACAAGGTTTCAGCAAGTTTGGCTCATACACAGGAAATGGAAATGCTGATGGAACATTTATTTTCTGCGGTCTGCGACCAGCTTGGCTTATGATAAAACGAACTGATAGCACTGATGGTTGGTTAATAGTGGATAATAAAAGAGCTGGATATAATGGTGGAAATAATGTTCTTGAAGCCGATGTAGCTGATGCAGAAGATACAGGTGTTGCTGATAGAGTGGATATATTATCAAATGGTTTTAAATTAAGAAATTCGTGGTCTAAAATTAATACTTCAGGTGGAACATATATCTACATGGCTTTTGCCGAAGCACCATTTGTAAATTCAAATGGAGTACCAAATAACGCGAGATAATTATGCTACAAAAATTAAGATTTCAACCTGGATTCAATAAACAAGTCACAGCGACGGGCGGCGAAGGCCAATGGAGAAGTGGAGACTATGTTCGTTTTAGATATGGAACTCCTGAAAAAATAGGCGGTTGGGCACAGTTAGGGGATATTACTTTAACTGGTAGAAATACAGCATTACACCATTTTGTTAATTCTGATGGAATTAAATATGCCGCATTAGGCACGAACAGATTTTTATATGTATATTCAGGAGGAGCTTTTTATGATATAACCCCTCTTAAAAGTACAACAACATTAACCAGTGCATTTACAACAACAAATGGCGACGCCACAGTCACGATCACGTTTGCATCTTCTCATAACATTTCTAAGTACGATATTATTCGTTGTGATAATTTTAGCTCTGCTACCAATTCTAATTTCAGTTCTTCTGATTTTGATGATACTAATTTTATGGTCGCTACCGTCCCAAGCTCAACGACAATTACAGTTGAAATGGGGTCCAATGAATCAGGATCCGGAGCGTCCACATCAGGTGGAGTAAGAGTTAAACATTTTTATAAAATAGGACCCGCAGTTGAAGAATCAGCAGCTGGTTGGGGACTTGGACTATGGGGTGGTACTGCATTAGGCGCAGGAACATCAACTTTAGATGGTGCCTTAACTTCTTCATCAACAAGTATTGTACTGGATGATTCAGGATCATTTCCTGCATCAGGAACAGTTGTAATAGACGATGAAAGAATTGCTTATACTGCAAACGATGCTTCAACAGAAACTTTATCAGGATTAACTCGAGGATCGGATAACACGACAGCCGCATCACACTCTGATGCAGCAACGGTTACTGACGCATCAGATTATACGAAATGGGGCGCATCACAAACAGGTGACATTGTAACTGCGCCTGGATTATGGCATCTAGATAATTTTGGTAACAAACTTATTGCAACGATTGCAGATGGTGCAACTTTTGAATGGAACTCCAATGCAACGAGTGCAACATCTACAAGAGCAACCATTATTAGTAATGCACCTACCGCATCACAATTTACTTTAGTTTCTACACCGGATAGACACTTAATTGCTTTTGGAACAGAAACTACAATTGGAACAACTTCCACACAAGATGACATGTATATTAGATGGTCTTCTCAAGAATCTTTAACGACTTGGACTCCAACTTCTACTAATACTGCTGGTACACAAAGACTTGCAGATGGTACAAGAATTGTTGGAGCGATAAGAGGTCGTGATGCAATTTATATTTGGACTGATACTGCTTTATTTATTATGAGATTTGTTGGTCCACCTTTTACTTTCTCATTTCAACAGGTGGGAACAAACTGTGGATTGATTGGACAAAAAGCAGCTGTTGAAGTTGATGGTTCTGCATACTGGATGTCAGAAAATGGTTTTTTTAGATATACTGGTAAACTAGAATCTTTACCATGTTTGGTTGAAGACTATGTTTATGACGATTTAGCAACAGTTCCTAGACAACATATCTATGCCGGATTAAATAATTTATTTGGTGAAGTCACATGGTTTTACCCTGGAAGTGGAGCTGCCTCTAATAATAGATCAGTTACATATAACTATATGGATTCAACTGGAGAAAGACCAGTATGGACTACAAGTTCTTTAGCTAGATCTACTTGGGCAGATTCATCTATATTTGGTAAGCCCCATGCAACTGGATATTACTCTTCTGCAACGGATGATTCAACTGTTGGAAATACAGATGGAACAACAACTTACTATGAACATGAAACTGGAACTAATCAGATTAAAGCAGGTGCAACAACTGGTATTTCTGCAAGTATTGAATCAGGAGATTTTGATTTAGATCAAAAAGGTTTAGCAGGTGACGGAGAATTTATGTTAAAAATTAGAAGAGTGATACCTGACTTTTTAACTCAAACTGGAGATGCAAGAGTGACATTAAATTTAAAAAATTATCCAACGGACTCGCAGGCAAGTTCTTCCTTGGGACCTTTTACAACTACAACGTCTACAACTAAAATAGATACAAGAGCACGTGCGCGTGCTATATCTTTAAAAGTAGATAACACTAGCACCACTCAGCACTGGAAATTAGGTACTTTTAGATTAGATATACAACCGGACGGAAGAAGATAATGGCTAGAATTGTACAATCATTAACACAACCAACTAGAGAATATGATCAACAAATACAACAATCATTTGTTAGAGACGTAGATAGTGTGGTGCAAAAATTAAATACATCTTTTCAACAAGATTTAAGAGATGAATCAGAAGCGGAGGCTTTCTTTTTAGCATAATGGCAAATAGTTTCGTAAATAAAAAAGTAGATTTAACAAGTACTAGTGCAACAACCTTGTATACAGTGCCTGCTTATGCAACTGCCGTTATTAAATCTATTCTGGTATCCGACGATTCAGGAAATGCAGATACAATAACAATTACAATAACTGACACCGATGACGCTGTCTTTAACCTCTTTAACGTTAAAGCAATCTCGGCTAACGGAACATCAGAACTGCTATCAGCACCCATAGTCGCCAAGGAGAGCGAAGTAATTAAGGTGACTGCAGCTACTGCAAATAGACTTCATGTTGTACTTTCGGCTTTAGAAATTAAGCCGAGAGATGTAACTTGATTTACTTGTAAAAAACAAGTAATAGTATACTTTCAGGTGAAATCCCTGCCTTTAACAATTACATAAAATTATGATAACACGAGCACAGATTCGCAGACAACTACGTAAAGAAGGTGGCGTTATGAATGCCGTTCCAAGACAGAAATATGGTATTGGAAGTTTTATAAGAAAACTTATTCCAAAAGAACTTGCTAAAGTTTCAAGTGTGGCTGCACCTTTTGTAGCACCTTTTAATCCAGCATTAGCTGCTGGTATGGCAGGACTAGGAAGTTTTCAACAACAAGGTAATCTTGGTCGAGCATTAAAAGCTGCTGCTTTAAATTATGGTGGAGGTCAAGCAGCACGATATTTAGGTGGAGCTGGATTTCAAGGCAATCCTTTTACTCAAGGTGGTGCTTTTAGAGGAGGTCTTGAAGGATTTAAAGGTGGATTTAGTTCACCATTAAGTGCAGAAAGAGGTGCTTCGTTGTTTGGGACTCCAGGAAGTTGGTCTGGTGCAGGTATAGGTCCTGCTGGACAATATGGTGGTGGAACTTTCACAGAAGCAACTAAAGGCATTCTAGGCAAGTTAGGTTTAACTAAAGGCGGTGGTTCTATGAAAATGACTCCTTTTGGAATGATTAGTGGCGTAAGTTTATTAACTTACTTTATGCAAAAAGGTAAAACAGAAGATGAAGCGACACAATTAGCACAAGACGTATTTAGAGGAAAAGGTTTAGGTTTAGATTTAATTAAAGCAGATGTTGCAAAATACAGATCAGGTGCTCTTAGCGGATCTCAGATGTTTGATAAAGGTTACCATTTTTTAACACCAAGAGATTATATTGGAGCTAAAGGCGGCAGAGTAAAATACGGTCAAGGAAGTGGTGAAGGTGTAAAACAAATGTATA